GGCAAGACGATGGCGTGGTGGTTCAGGCAGGGCCGCAATGCCCGCGACTGCTGCGGCGAGGCCACGCGGGGCCAGCGCAAAGGACTTGATTCAGTGCAGGCCGCGAAGTTCGTTGAAGAACTTGTAAACAAACGCCGACCGGACGCAGTCTGCATCGACTGCTCTTCCGATACGTCGATGTACGATATCCTGCGCAGAAAATCGTGGTTGCGTTCCCGGCTCCATTCTGTTAAATTCGGCGCGTCGGCGTACGACAAGGACAGCGAAGGGGCGACCCGCGTGTTCGAGTTGTGGGCCAAGATGAAGCGGTGGTTGCCCGACGGCATGATCCCGAAAGACGACGGAGCGAAAGGCACACCGACGCAGCAAATGACAGACCGCGGGTGGAAGTGGTCGGGGCGTGAGGATGCAAAGAAACGGCTTGAATCGAAGGATGAGCTCATGAGTCGCGGCGTTGGATCACCGCATGACGCAGATGCGCTTTGCTGCACGTTTGAAGTAAACCCTCCCCGACGCGATCGCAGCCTGCTTGACGACGACCTCGACGAAGGCTTCGAGATCGGCCTCAACGGTTTCTTCGGGAGACGATGATGGCCAACTTCATCGGAGGACGGATATCGAAAGCTGCGACAACCGCTGCAGGTACGGTCTCTTCGCTTAACAAGGGTATGCACACAGTCGAACAGGCACGCAAACCGAAACCGAAGAAACGCGCTGCGACACGCAGCAAACTTTTCGGGGGGAAGTAAGATGTCCAAGCTAGTGATGAGGATGGCTCGACAGAGGGATCCCGTTCTCTATACCACGAATAAGAGCAGCACATCCGGTGTCGGGGTAGCCGGCATGGAGAAGCAGATACTTGGAGCTCCGAAGGAGGAGTTCCTGCCGAAGAAGCCCGAGATGCCTCAAACCGGTAAGTACATTCCGATCATTATGAGGGAGCAGAGAAAGCGCCAGAGCGCGGCGGGGGCAGAGTACACGACCGGCAACGAGGCAGGAACGCTCGGTGGGTCCGGCGGCGCCAGCAGGGATCTTCTCGGATGAACGTCGGGCAACACGTACAGCGCCTGGAGACGTTGCGCACAAACCGTACAAATTTTAACCAGCAGTGGGAAGAGGCCGCCGGTCTCGTCATCCCGGCGCACAAGCAGACGTTCACAGCGCAAGGCGTGAGCAACATGCCGGGCCAGAAGAACACCGAGGATATGTTCGACGCCACCGCGGCGTTCGCAGTGCAGCGGTTCGCTTCGGTCATCGAGTCTCTCGTAACCCCGCAGAACAGCCAGTGGCACAGGTTGGTACCTGTCGACAAGATGCTGCGTAAGAACCGTGCTGCGCGGGTATTCTTCGACGAGGTCAACGACATCCTCATGTCGTACCGGAACAGGCCCGTGGCAGGTTTCGTACCTAACTCACAGCTGGCGTACACCAGTCTCGGCGCATACGGCAACGGTATCGTGTATGTGGATGCTCCGGAGAAAACACCGGGTCTGCGATACCGCAACATCCACCTCGGCGAGGCGTATTTCGTGGAGGACCACGCGGGCATCATTGACACCATGTATCGATGCTTCCAGATGACAGCACGTCAGATTTATCAGAGGTTCGGGGAGTACGCACCCGAGCAGATCAAGGCACAGGCAAAGGACCCCGGACAGGCTGAGACGCGGCACGAGGTTCTGCATGTCGTAGCACCCCGCGGAGACTTCGACCCCGGCCGGATGGACTCGAAAGGTAAAGCCTTCATGTCGCTGTACATTGCTGTCGAGACAAAGGTGTTGATGCGTGAGAGCGGTTACGATTCGTTTCCGTACGGTGTTTCCAGGTACACGCAATCGCCCGGAGAGATTTACGGACGCGGACCGGCGCAAATGGCTCTGCCGGCAATCAAGGTACTGAACAAGGAGAAAGAGACGGTGCTCAAAGTCGGGCACCGTACAGCCGATCCGGTTTACCTGTCACACGACGACGGCGCGTTAAGTTCAAGGCAGCTGAGGGCCGGCAAGCTTGTTGGCGGTGGGTTGGACTCGCAGGGCAGACCGCTTGTAAGGCCGCTCGAGGTAGGCAGCCTCCAGATCGGTGAGAAGATGATGGATCTTGAGAAGGCTGTCATTAACGATGCTTTCCTGATAACACTTTTCCAGATACTCGTCGATACCCCGGCCATGACAGCAACGGAAGTGCTGGAGCGTGCCAAGGAGAAAGGCATGCTGCTGGCGCCAACCGCCGGGCGCATGCAATCCGAGTTCCTTGGGCCACTGATCGAACGTGAGCTTGATCTGCTTAGTCAGCAGAACCTGCTACCACCCATACCGTCGATCCTTCAGGGTGAAGCGATTGAGTACAAGATCGAGTACGACAACCCGATGTCACGCATGGCCCGTTCCGAGAAGGCGGCAGGTTTCATGCGAGCGCTGCAAGCCGCGATGGACTACTCGCAGGCTACGCAGGATCCGGCACCACTGGACTTCTTCGACTTCGATGCGGCGATGCCGGACATTATCGACATCTCCGGCGCTCCGGTAGCGTGGACACGCACGATGGATCAGGTACAGCAGATCCGGGACGAACGTGCGAATGCGCAGCAGATGCAAGAGGCGGTACAGGCCGCGCCCGGAATCGCGGCAATCGCCAAAGCCGCACCGAAGGCAATGGCTGGCTGATGACCGAAGACAAAGAGGGTCTGCGAGAGGAGCTCCAGTCTCGACAGGATGGGTACAAGACCGTCTTCAAGGGAGTGAACGGGCAGGAGGTACTGAAGGACCTGTCCCGCTTTTGTCGCGAGAATGAGAGCTGTGTCGTACTCGGAGATCGCGACGCAACACTTGTACTCGAAGGCCGTCGCGAAGTGATACTGCGGATCATGGATCATCTGGATATGTCTCCGGAAGACTTGTGGAAAAAGTATGAAGAGGGTCAGGATGTGGCGAGATAACCTTGAAATAATCGAACACGAGAACGTGAACTTCCTGCTGACGCATGGAGCTATCGGCGACATGATCACGTCGCTACCAGCCGTTGTATATGCACGTCGTACGCATACGCCAGCGCTGAACATGAACGTATGGGCAGCAAGATACCAGGTCGAGCTCATCGAGCACCTGATTGGCAGGCCGGGCATCAACGTACTCCCGCTGGATGAGTTCAGGTTCACGAACGAAGACAAATCGAAGGTAGGTACTGGTTCCAAGAATTGTATAACGCCGCCTGTCGTCACCCGTAACCGTTTCGATCTCGTCGATTACGCTTACGCGACGCTGCTTGATCTGCAGTGTGAAGCCGACTGGCAGAGATGCTACCCACACAAGGCACCGCTCGGTGATACTCCGTGCTTTGCGGATAAGCCGTATGTTGTCTTCCCCACAGGAGCTACGAATGCGCCAAGCGTGATGCAGCCCGAACTGCTTGCCGGGCTCATTGAGTGGGCGATAAGCAAAGGATTCAGACCGGTACTGGTAGGCAAGAGCACAACCGACGTCGTCATGTACGAGGAAGAAAAACCGCACAAGCTAACGATAACAGACCGAACGGATGAGATACGGCCAGAGCTGCTTGAGGCATGCCTCGATCTGCGTGACAAGACTACGCTCATGGAGCTCCGTGATATATGCGGATACGCGGTAGCGGTAGTCGGTATCGACGGGGGCACGCTTCATCTGGCGGGAACGACAGAGGTACCGATTGTTTACGGTTGTACGCGGGTCGATCCGAAACACCGGTCGATCGTGAGACACAACGAGAAGAACTGGAAGGTACGGCACGTCACGCCGCGCAATCTCGAATGCGCAGGTTGCCAGAGTCACTGGACGTTGAAGTTCAGCCATGATTTCTCGAAGTGCATTTACGGTGACGCACTGTGCTCGAAGCAACTATGCGCCGAAGATTTCATCAAAGCTCTCGAAGAGCTGGAGGTAGTATGAGTGAAGAAGGGTTGAAACTTAATCTCGGAAGTGGTGGAAAGAAGGTACAAGGCTATGTCAATATCGATGCGCAGCCGATGGAAGAGCCGGATATCGTGTGCGATCTGTCTCGCGAGCGGTGGCCGTTCGAGGACAACACGTGCATAAAAGCGATGGCTTCGCACGTATTGGAACACCTCGGCCCCGGTCCGGAGCCGTACTTCCATTTTATGAAAGAGCTGTGGAGGGTGTGCCAGCACGGCGCGCTCGTGTTGATCATCGTCCCGCACCCGCGGCACGATGTCTACCTGAACGACCCGACACATCAGCATCCGGTAACGCCGGACAGCCTCGGCCTGTTCTCGCGCAAACGTCTTGAAGCGAAGCTCGCAGAAGGCATACAGCTTACACCGTTCTGGAAGTATCTCGGCATCGACTTTGATATTGTCCCACCGGTGAGATATGTTCTCGATCCGAAGATCGGCGAACTCGTGAAGGAAGATCCGGACTATGACTGGAAAACTCGTGAAGAACACGAGGCGAACATCGTGGTCGAATACCAGCTCGTTCTGCGGGCAGTAAAAAACGAAGAAGGAGATGAGCATGTTGATTCGTAATTTCTACCCATACCTTGAAGGAGAACCAGGCGCAGCTGGTGGAGCGGGCGATCCGCCAGCCGATCCGCCAGCCGATCCGCCAGCCGAACCGGCATGGCACGGCCTTACCGAACCAGACGATATCGCATGGCTTCAGAACAAAGGGTGGGAGAGCGGAGCGGACGCCGTCAAGAGCTATCGCGGTGTAGAGAAGCTAGTCGGTAAGAACCCTGAAAGCCTGGTAGAGCTGCCACGTGCGGACGATCCGGAAGGGTTTATGGCTGTCATGGGAAAACTCGGACGACCGATGGACGCGAAGGACTACAAGCTGGACGTACCGGAAGGTTTGCCGATCGATCCGGCCTACAGTGATTTCATGAGGGCAACCTTCCACGAGGTCGGTGTCACCGCCGGTATGGCAGAAGCTCTCAACGCAGCGAACAATAAGTTCGTCCAGCAGATGCTTGATAATCAGGCGCAGGACTACGAGAACAACCTGACCGCTGACAAGAAAGACCTCCTGCGGGAGTGGGGTGCGGGCCACGATCGCATGCTAAACTCGGCGAACTCCGCCGCGAAGGCTCTTGGTTTCACGCCGGAAGTGATCGAGGCGATTGAGCGCCAAGTCGGTTACAAGGAGACCATGAAGATGTTTGCCGATATGGGTAAGAAGATGTCCGAGGACGGCTTCGTAAGCGCTGAAGATGATAAAGGCAGCTTCGGGGGCATGGCCACTCCGGAGGAGGCGAGAGCGCAATGGGAAGAGGCGAAGCTCGACGGGAACTTTATGAAGGCGCTGCAGGATCCGGAGCACCCTGGCCACAAAGCTGCAGCCAAGAAGCAGGAGACGTGGTTCAAGTTGATGTACCCTGAATAAGTTGAAGGGGGTTGACACCTCCTTTTTCTTTATGCTAAGTTGCGCCCACCGGAGTAGCGGACAAGAGAAATCCCCGCCATAAGCTCCAGACCTTGGCCCCCGTAAGGGATAAGCCGGCAAAACGCTGGCGTTGCCAGCGAAAGTTGGTAATTAAATCCCTACGGAGGAAAAGTCACATGACTGACAGTGCAATCACCACAGCCAGTGTGCAGCAGTACGCCGCAAACGTCGAGCTCCTGCTGCAACAGAAAGGCTCACTGATTACACCGCTCGTCACGAACGGCTCGCATCGCGGCAAGAAAGCCAGCATTGTTGAGCAGTTCGGTAAGGCGACTGCGGTACAGTACACCACCCGCAACAGTGATACCCCGAACCTGAACCTGACGCAGGAAAAGCGTTGGGTCATACCGGGCGACTATCACTGGGGCACTCTGATTGACGACCAGGATCGTCTACGCATGGTCATCGAACCATCCAGCCCTATCGCAATGGCAGCCGCCGCGGCCCTCGGTCGCAAGAAGGACGACATCATCATCGATGCCTTCCACGGCACTGCTGTTACCGGTGAGGACGGTACCGGTTCCGAGGCATGGGACACGAGCTACAACGTAGCAGTAACGGTTGGCGGTACCGCTTCCAGCCTTAACTCTGCGAAGCTCAAAAATGCCATCCGCCTGCTCATCACCGCCAACGAAGGCGAGTTGATGGAGCCGGTAGCCGGCGTGATCTCCAGCTACGAGCATGACTCCATGTTGAAGGAGATCGAGGCCGTCAACAGTGATTACGGCGGTGCCGCCGCGGTTCTGATCGACGGACGCATCCGGCGTTTCATGGGTGTCGACTTCACGATCTCTGAACGCCTGAAGGTAACAGGCGGCAACCGTGAGGTTCCTGTCTTCGTCAAGTCAGGTATGTACCTGGGTACTTGGGAAGGCATGTTTGCCGACATCACCAAGAGACCTGATAAGAGTTACGCCACGCAGGTGTACAATCGCATGACGGTTGGCGCCACACGTACGCAGCTCGGCAAGGTCATCAAAGTCATCTGCGACGATGGCATCTAAGGCTGAAGGAGAGAATCGATGAGTAACTTCACAAAAGACAGTTCGGTAATGTCCGACATCTTCACCTCCCCGGCAGTCAAGGTAAGTCCGGGTGTCAATGGCGGAGTCAAACGCTCCGTATTCGCGCACTTCGCAGCAGCCGATTTGCTGGCGACCACGGTAGGGCAGACCCATTCGATCTGCCGCCTGCCTTCCACCGCCCGTATCACGGACCTGCGAGCGGAGAACGCGAATATGGGCAATGGCGCCTTCGACTTCGACCTGTATGCCGTTGACGGCACACAGATCACATCGGCCGGTGCCTTGCTTGCGGATTTTCCGCTCACTGCGCATTCGCTGGAGGCGAGAGTCGATCTCGGCTTGACCCCTGCGAACGCAGCCAAAGACCTCGCAACGCTGTTCGCTACCGAGATTGGCACAGCCGGCAAGACCGGTGATGCCGAGTTCGACCTGGTGGCCACCGTTGTGACGGTATCTACCGGTGCTTCGGTAGTTACCGGCTTCGAGGTCGAGTACGTAGCGCCGTAAGGCGATGCCAAACCCCGGAGGGTACTGACCCTCCCCTCCGGGGTTTTCTTTAAAGGAGAAGCAGTATGGCGAACGAAGCAACAGTTTTTTCGCTGACCACCGCCGAGATGGCGACCGGCACAGCGAACCAGTCTGGAGGTAACGATGTCGATGTAGCGACCACCAACGCCGCTGCCGTACCGGCAAGCATCGATATTGGCCTCTACTTCCTGAAGGCGTCCTACGAGTCGAGTACGGGCAAGTCTGATCTTTTGCGACATCTCGATAAGATCCGCGATAAGATTGTCCGCTCCGACTGGCCGGCGGTATAAACCGTGGCTACAGCGTATATCAGAGAGTATGCGTCTCTCGCACAGGCAGCGAACGCCAAAGCGCAGGCTCCGCAAGAGCCGGGGCTTACGAGCCAAGCGGTAGCAACCAGCGCGTCAAGCGCACAGTCAGCGGCGTTCCAGGATGACACGTTGCTCATTGCGATCAGCACACCAGCCGCACAGGCGGTATGCGTTGAGTTCGGGGCCAACCCGACAGCAGCAACGGCTACCAGTTTGAGACTACCTTCCAACAACGTATTCTTCTTCGGTGTCAAACCCGGCCAGAAAGTCGCATTCATCGATGTGACGTAGACGGCATGACCACGCTGGTCCGTCCCCTTTACGGCATGAACCCTTCGGGAAGAGTGCAGGGTAGCGTGGCTATTCCTGATCCAGTCGCGCATTACTTGGCTACCACGGGTGTCACAGTAGCCACCGGTGTTTCGCAGTGGGATGACCAGAGTGGTAACGGTAACCATCTTGTTCAGGCAACGGCAGCTAAGCAACCGCTTTACACCACCGACGGTTTAGCTCGTCCGATCATCACCTTCGATGGCGTCGATGACTCTTTAAGCAAGGCATTTACACTTAGCCAGCCGTATACTGTTTATGCCGTACTCACTCAAGAGGCATGGGCCGCAGGCAGATACATTTTTAGTGGAGTTACATTCAACGCTGCCGTAATCCAGTCAGCAACGACGCCTGACATAAAGGCGTTCGCAGGAGTCGTTGGTGGAGCAGTATCGGACCTTGTGGTCGGGACCCCGAACGTGATGTCAGTCGTGTTTAACGGGGCATCATCTCTTTTGCAGGTAAGGCAAGGTACTCCGTGGACCGGAGACGCTGGGGCGTACAACCCAGGAGGGTTAACAGTTGGTGCAGCCGTATACGGCACCAGCCCGTCAAACATATCAGCCTATGAATTTCGGGTGTACGATACTGCTCACGATGCAGCAACGCTGGCTTCGATTCAGTCCGAGCTGATCAGCACGTACAGTCTGTGAGGAGGTAGGCAATGGCACTCAGTAAAGTCGGAATAGCGAACCTTGCCCTACAGAAGCTCGGCGCGAAACGCATAGAGTCTTTTACACAGGACCACCCTAACGCGCGCTCGATCAACGCGGCTTATGATTTTGTTCGCAGGAAAGAACTTGGCGCGCATCGGTGGGGTTTTGCCACACGGCGGGCATCTATCGCCGCGGACGCCTCCCAAACATCGTGGGGGACGCACAACAGATTTACGCTACCCAACGACTACCTTTATCTCATACTCGACGATGAGACTGTGTACCCGGTCGACTGGCAGATCGAGAGCGCTACGGATGGTACTTTCGTCATTACGGACGACGCTGCTCCCCTGAACATCCGGTACGTAGCGGACGTGGATGACCCGAACTACTACAACGCCCTGTTTGCAGATGTGTTCGTGTGCGCCCTGGCGCATCACTGCTGCGAGGAGATCACCGGCAGCACATCGAAAAGGCAGGATATTGCTGTCGAGAAGAGAGACGTCATTGCCCGCGCGTACCAGCAGGGCGCTATCGAAAAGCCCGCTCAGGAGTTCCCTGAAGATGAGTGGGTAACGGCAAGGTATTGACGTGGGCCGCGCATCGGGTATCCAGAACTCTTTTAACGCTGGAGAACTTTCGGCGCTCATGCTCGGGCGTCAGGATATCGACCGGTACGCAAAAGGGTTGTATGTCTGCCTGAACGGTCTGGTGCTCGCACAGGGTCCGTGGACACGCCGGCCCGGTATGGCTTTCCTCCACCAGGCGAAGTACCACGATAAGGTCAGCCGGGTACTGCCGTTCCAATACAAGGTCACCCAGACGTATGTGTTTGAGATAGGCTACCAGTATATCAGGTTCTTCAGCGGCCACGGCATCCTCGTCGAAACATCGCAGAGCATCACATCGGTCAGCAAGGCCAACCCCGGCATAGTTACAAAAACATCGCACGGATACACCGACGGTGAACGGCTGGAGATGATCGATATACTCGGGATGACGCAGCTAGCCAACCGCGAGGTTGTTGTCACCAACGCAACGGCAAACACCTTCGAGCTTTATGATAGCGACGGGAATACGATAAACACTACGGGCTATGACACGTTCACGTCCGGCAGCATGGCGAAGATCCTCGAGGTAACCACGGCGTTCACCGAAGCCGACATACCCGACGTTCGTATAGCGCAGTCGAACGACACTTTCTACATTTTCCACCCGGATTATATTCCGCAGCAGCTGGTACGCAACTCGGCCACGTCGTGGACGTTATCGGACATGGTTTTTACTGACGGCCCGTACGATGTGGCGAACGACACCACGACAACGCTCACGCCGAGCGCAGCTATAAACCCGGCCACTACAGCGATCACCAACTGTGCCGATAACGGTTCCGGGCTGATCCGTGTAACATCGGCCGGGCATGGCTTAGTTACCGGTGATGCGGTGAAGATCGAGAAGGTACTCGGCACTACGGAGGCCAACGGCTACTGGGAGGTGACGAGGATCGATGCCAACAACGTCGACCTGATCGGTTCAGCTTTTGTAAACGCGTACACCAGCGGAGGTACGATCGGGCAGCTCGTACACCTGACGGCCAGCGCGGTGACGGGGATCAACGACGGTGACGGGTTCCTCGCCGGCGACGTCGGCCGGCTTATCCGCATGCAGGAGAGTCTTACATGGGGGTACTGCGAGATCAGATTCGTGGAAAGCACCACAGTTGTGTGGGCCGATGTTTTTTCGACGCTAACCAACACCAACCCGAAGACAGACTGGCGACTCGGCGTATTTTCGGATACGACCGGATGGCCGGCATGCGGCACGTTCTTCGAGGATAGATTGGCCCTCGCAGGCGCAGCCTCGTACCAGCAGCGGCTTGATATGTCCAGAAGCGCAAGACACACGACGTTCTCGCCAAGCGATACCGATGGTACGGTGTCAGATGACCACGCCATGTCAGCCACACTTAACTCGGACGGTGCTAACGCTATCCAGTGGTTGAAATCAACCAGCAAAGGATTGGCAGTCGGCACGTCCGGTGCCGAGTGGTTGATCAGCCCGAGCGTCCTTGGCGAGGCGGTTACACCGACCAATATCAACGCTAAACCCCAGGCGCACTCCGGCAGCGCCTCGCTCCCGGCGATAGCTGTAGGCAACGTAGTGCTGTTCATGCAACGCAATAACCGCATGTTGCGCGAGCTTACGTACCTGTTTCAGAACGACAGCTATGTGGCGAACGACATGACGGAACTCGCAAGTCACGTCACCGCCGGAGGAGTCACCGATATAGCTTTTCAGGAGCTCGCTACTCCGATTGTGTGGGGTGTCCGCGCCGATGGTACCCTTCTCGGTTTCACGTACGAACGCGGGCAGAACGTAACCGGCTGGCATCGCCACGAACTGGGAGGGTATAGCGATTCCGCCGGGACCACCATACCGGTTGTAGAAGCTGTCTGCGCAGTGTCCGCTCCTGACGGAACCCGCGACGAGATCTACGTTGTCGTGCAGCGGTACATCAACGGTGGTACTAAAAGGTATATTGAGTACATGGCTAAACCGTGGGAGGAGGGGGACGCACAGGAAGATGCCTTCTTTGTCGATTCCGGATGGACGCAGGTGGATGCTGTTGCCAGTAACACGATATCAGGAGCGAACCACCTGGAAGGTGAGACTGTTGGCGTATACGTTGATGGAACGAAGCACCCTGAAGTCACGATAACGAATGGTAAAGCTACGCTCGATTACGAAGGCAGCACAAAGACTATCGGGTATTACTATAACAGCGACGGTCAGACACTGCCGATCGAAGGGGGCGCACAAGACGGCAGTGCACAGGGCAAGATGAAGCGTGTCAGCCGTGTCGGATTCTGGCTGATGGATACACTCGGCTTGCAATACGGACCGGATGCTGGCAATCTAACCGAGGTGCTTGTTCGTGACTTCGGTAATGATGTCGGAGACAGGTTCGGAGACCCCTCACCATTGTTCACTGGAGTAATAAGAGAGAGCTTTGAAGGAGACTACGACAGGCTCGGACAAATATACTGGCGGTGTTCGGGGCCGTTCCCGGCTACCGTCATGGCCGTCATGCCACAGATGGATACGAGTGATGACACATAGAGCTATCGTACCTTTTAAACACTGGCACCTCGAGTGGCTGCTGGAAAACGACGAAGCCACAGAGGAAGGAGCTATGGTGTTCCCTCCGGAGGTTTTACAGCAACTGGAGCAGGCCCCTTCATGGACTGCGCAAATCGATGGGTATCCTATAGCCTGCGGAGGATTCACGATACCGTGGAGAGGCAGATCGCAGGTGTGGGCGATCATGAACAGCCGAACAGCCCCGTTTATGGGCTGGCTTACCCGTGAAGCGAAGAAGAAATTCACGCAGCAGGGCGGCCGCATCGAGATGAGCGTCCGCAGCGACTTCGCAAAAGGCCATAAGTGGGCCCGCATCCTCGGCTTCGAGGTAGAGGTCGAAGAGATGAAACAGTACGGTCCGGAAGGTGAGAGCCACGTCGGGTACGTACTGCTGGCAGGAGATACATAGGTGGCTTACGTTGCAGCGATCGCAGCGATTGCCGGTGCGGCAGTACAGGCTTATGGTTCTATTCAACAGGGTAAAGCCAAAAAAGCCGCGATGCAGTTTAACACGAGGGTTAACCAGCAGAATGCCGAGATGGCCCGCGCCGATGCTGCGCTGGAAGCTAAACAGCAAGATCGCATAAACCGGCAGAGGCTCGGTTCGATCATTGCCGCCAACGCCGCAAGCGGATTCTCTATGGACGGCGGTAGCGTGTTCGATGTGCTTGCCGATGCGGCCGCACAGGGTGAGCTGCAGAAGCAGAGTATCCTGTATCAGGGTGAGCAGAGGGCGAGAGGGTACCTGAACACCGCCAAGCTCGACGAGATGAGCGGCGAAGCTGCGGTAAGATCAAGCTATACCGGAGCGGCCAGCTCTTTACTTAGTGGCGCAGGCAACACGTACGGCGCCCTGTCGAGGACCGCGTAATGCCTAAGCTCAAGAATTTTACGGCACAGTTAGGAGGCGGCACGATAAGCGGCGGTCGCCGCGCAACCGGCGAGGACTTCGGCGCCGGTATCGGTACCTCCTTGCAGCAACTCGGTGAGCAGGTCCAGGCTACCGGGAAGCAGATAGCGGCCATACAGGAAAACAACGAAGCACGCACGGCCCTTGTTGCTTCGACGCAGATACGTGCCAAGTACACCGAACTTCTCAACGAAGCGTCACGTACCGGTGCAGACACCGATACGCTGCAGGAGCAGATGAACAACGAGCTGTCGGCTGTCGGCGACGGGTTCACGACCCGCCGGGGCGTAGAGGCATTGGATATCTACACCGCCAACGGCAATCTCGCTTTCGGTCAACAGGCTAATGCGATACTGGTGCGTCGCGCTTCTGCTGAAGCGAAAGCCAAGGGCAACGAGTGGATAAACGCGGCCAGCGCCATATTGCGGCGCGACCCTACGGCGTTGGCGGGCATGGAGCAGGACGCCTCCGATTTCGTTGAATCGTTCGACAACATCCCTCCCGAGCAGCGCAAGCTGATCAAACAGAGCCTGTCGCAGCAGTTGAACATGGCGTCGGTGTTCTCCTCCGCACGTACCGATCCGGCGGGAACACGAGCACGGCTTGAAGCCGGTGAGTGGAACCTGACACCGGCACAACGCGAGCAGGGTGTCAAGGAGACGGAGTTCGTCGAACGTGCTATCGAAGCCGAGAAACGGGCTGCCGAGGCCGAAAGGCGCCGCATGGAGGACGAAGCCGACGCGGACGCCATGAACGAAGGCGTCTCTAACATCCTTAACGGAGATCGACCGGATTTGTTCGACTCCCGGCTCAAAGCACCTACACGCGAGAACCTGTACCGTTTCATGGAAGCGCACAACAAGGAGCAACGCGACGGCGTCGAGCGGTCGAACCCTACGGTTAAGCGGGATTTATGGTTGCGCATAAATAAACCTGACGGCGATCCGAAGAAGGTACTGACATCCGATGTTATCTTCGAGGCGGTTGCTAGAGGGCAGTTGAACACCGGGGATGCTGACAAGCTCATCAGCATGATGCAAGCCAACAAAGACGGGCAGGGCACTACGTTCCGGCAGCGTCTTGGAGACCGTATCGGAAGCATAAGTCGTGCTATGTACAGCAGCCCGCAGTACAGCGCACAGCCGGATCTTGCAGCAGCGATTCAGAATGAGTTGTTGTCCCGTGCGGAGGATAGAGCGGAGGAGTTGCGGCGGAAGAATAAATCACCCGAAGCCATGCTTGATTCGGAGTCTAAGGATTACTTCTTCAAGCCGGGTCTCATCAAAACGGTAGCTGACGATGTCAGCATGAAGATAAAGCAGGAGGCGTGGGAGAAACAGGTGAAGGACATGCCGGTCGTCGGCAGCCAGGCAGACTACGACAAACTTCCGCCAGGTCCGTACGTGGATGCCAACGACCCGCCGGGCTCACCGCCGCGTATGAAGCAGGGTGGTCAAACCCGGTTCAGCGTACCACCGAAGGAATAGCGTATGGGATACGGTACTGACGCAGCTATCGCACCGGAGCCAGTCACCAACGCCTTCGGCGATGCGCCTATCGGACTGGACCAACCACACCCAGAGATCGCAAAAGATATCGGCGATAACATCCTTGCGGGGTTGCAAGCCAGCTCCGGAGGGCTGGCGGTACGCGGCGAGATGCCGGATATCCAACCGTCGCAAGACGCCACGTGGTACGAACGGGCGGCATACGGCCTCGGCAGCCTCGTAGGCGACGTCCCCGCAATCGCAGCAGGCGCAGCAGTCGGAGGAAGACTCGGCGGCGTACCCGGTTCTATGGCTGGTTCGTTCGCTATTCCGATGGCGCTGCGCGAAGCGCTCACAACGGCGTACACCCACAATTACGCTACCACATGGGAGGGAGTGCAGGAGGTCGGCAAGGCGGCACTGGAGGGAGGTGCGAAGGGCGCTGCTATCGGACTGGCCACCTTTGGTGCCGGTCGTTTCACAGGGCCACTCGCAGAAAAGGCGTTTGCCGGAGCCGCACCTATGGTGGCGAAAGCAGGCACAGGTACAACGAAGTTCACGGCAGAACTCGGCGCCATGACCACAACCGGTGCGGCGCTGGAGGGTCAGATGCCTACGTGGCAGGACTTCATGGACGGGGCCGTACTGCTCGGAGGTGTCAAGGGCGTTATGCACGCTACCGGCAACATGATGCGCAACTTCACCGAAACAGGTAAAACACCGGCGGAACAGGTACAGGACGCCATGAACGATCCTGTGCTGCGCGAACAGATACTCAAGGGTACCAAAGATGGGGACGTTCCGGAAGCGTACAAGCAACTGGCTGTCGAGGAACGGGTGAACGCAGCCCTCGGAGGTGATGAAGCAAAGCTCGCACAGCATGCCTTCGATATTCTTCAGGATCCGACAAAGCCCTTGAAGGCAGACCCTGTACGGTACGAGTATGTCACGGACTCGGAAACAGCGCAGGCAGTGATACAGGCGACAGCGGAGGCGTACTCGAAGCAGGTCGAGGTTCAGCGCCGCGGCAGGGTTTCCACCGCACAGTCGTTCGCCGACGCGCAGAAACTGGTTGAGGCCGGTCTTGTCAAACCTCGCAAGGTAGGCGAAGTCGAGAGTGAAGCGATGATCGCAGCCCGTGCCACCTTGACTAAAGGCGCTGCGGAACGCGCTCAGAGAATCGCTGACGAGCTTTCACAGAAGAATGAAGCCGAGCTATCGTCCGCAGATAAGATGAGGCTCTACGGTGCGATGGAGCAGGTCGGACTGTTCTACAGTGAACTTGCAGGCAGTGGCGCCGAAGTCGGTCGTGCCATGCGCATGCTGCGCGAGATCAAAAGAGATCCCGGTCAGCTTGGCGATGCCGAAGTCATGCTCAAACAGTATGCCAAACGGGGCAGCATACAGAACGTCACCGAGCTTGCTCGCTCGCTTAAAGACCCGGCGCAGATGGCGAACTTCGTCGAGGGCTTCCATAAAGCAACCAAGTGGGAGAAAGTTACCGAAGTGTGGAAAGCCGCTATCCTGTCCGGTTTCAAGACGCCTATCGCCAACGTCCTCGGCAATGTCGGCCGTCTCGGTGTGGAACAGATCACCGCGCCTGTCGAGGCTTCCGTAGAAGCAGTCCGCCGGGTTGCAATGGGCGATCCGGTAAGCGGAGCTGTGTTCAAAGCCAAAGCACTCGCGCCTGTGATGGGCCTGAAGATGGCCGTACATGACGGCATGAAGCTGATGTCGGAGCTACAGAGCATGTACCGTGAGGCTGCGAAGAGCGGCGATCCGAAGCGCATGGAGGAGGCCAAGGCGCTTATTAAGAAGATGTGGCAGACCGAAGAGACCAAGCTGGACAAGTACGAGGTGTTCCAACAGGCAAACACCGGCAAGGTCGGCATGTTCACCAAAGTAGTGTTCGACATCATGCTTATCGGTGATGTGCCTTTCCGCACGGTAGGTCAGCGTGCCAAGGCTTACGAGCTTGCAGTAGAGCGGGCTGTCAACGAGAAGTACGCACCCGGTACGAGGGAGTTCGAGGGCGCTGTGAAGAGGTACGTCGACGAGCCCACAGCAGGTCTCAAGGAAGAGCAGGCTGCGGCGGTCACTGCGGAGATCACTCACGCCGGTTCGGAGTATGTATTCGCCGAGCCTCTCGGCCCTCGCATGGCTGACATAAGCAAAGCTATCCAAGGCAGTCCTGCCGAGTTTGTGTTCCCGTTCAGGCGTACTCCTATCAATATCATGTCATGGGCCATGCAGCACATGCCCGGACTCAACCTCGTCTCGGCCCGGTGGCGTTCCGACTTTGAGGCGGGCGGTAAGCGCCGCGACCACGCACTCGCCCGTATCGTCGTCGGTACTGCGCTCGCCGGTATCGGTTACGAGTTGGCGGCGAACGGTGCGATAACCGGAGGCGGGCTGTTCGGCTCGTCGAATGAGAACAGGACCAAAAGAGCCTCCGGCTGGCAACCATACAGTATCGTCGTCGACGGGAACTACTATAGCTTCCAGCGCCTCGAACCGGCTGCACGCATATTCAGCCTTGCTGCCGACATTCACGAGATGATGAACGAAGCAGAGAGCGAGGAGGATAAGCAGAACCTCGGCGCTATGCTGGTGCTCCTGTTCGGTAACGCCACTATCAGCACCACGTATATGTCCGGTATCGCCAACGCCATGAACGCCCTGGCCGACCCGGACAGGTATGGAGGTACGTTTGTCGAGCAGTATGCGGCCTCTCTGGTGCCGAAGGCCATCGGCCAGACAGTTGTGGCGAACGACCCCTACAAGCGAGAGGTCGACGGAGCTCTCGAAGCGATCCAAAGCCAGCTGCCGTTCATCCGTGAGAAGCTGCTGCCTGTTCGCGATGTATGGGGTGAGAAGGTAAAGAACGAG